AATGTAGGCAGCTATCATAAAGAGTTTTACTTTTCACGTGTACACTCTAAATTAACAGTTCGTAATAATTACCAGGTCCCTATAATGGTCCGAATCTATCAGGTTACGTCTAAGGATGATACTAGTATTGATCCTCTTACAGCGTTTACCTCTGGTTTGATAGATGTGGGTAATCCTGCCTCTGGCTCACCTCTGGTGTTCTTAACGGACTCGAAGCAATTCGGCGATATCTGGCGTGTCCAGAGGAGTAAGAACAAGTATCTGGATGCTGGCCGTCAGTGCACTATGAGCTGGTCAGCGAAGCCCTTCCAGTACGATCCCTCTCTAGTAGACGCACATAATCAGCTATTCCAGGCTGCTTATAAACCGTGCGTTTTCGTTGTATTCGTAAAAGGTATCATAGCACACGACGCCTTAGCTGGACAGCAGGGAACGTGCTCCAGTGGTGTTGATGTAATGTGCGATACAGTCTTCCAAGTGAATTATCCAGCAGGCGCTGATATTCATATAGTTACCGTAGATGATGAAAGTGATGCTTTCTCTAACGGTGCCCGTCTCACTAATAAACCCGCGTCAGACGTTCAGGCTTTTGCACGCGCGTAATTGCAAAAAGAGCTTTTTTGAGCTTTTCAAAAAAAAAGAATTGACAAAAATTTGTTTGGAGAGATAGGCTGACGCCCTCTCTCACAGCCCGCTAGGGCAGTGAGAGGGCGTTGGTCTATCGAAATCCAGGATTATCATATAAAAACTGAGCTGTAGTCTCATCTTCGCCCTCGGTTTCTATATCATCCTCTGATGGTGTATCCAGCCTTTCTATCACCCACCTATCTGCTGACAGTTTTTCTGTCTTAGGTGGAAAATTAGCAAATATAATGACATGCGGGGAATTGAAGATACACATTCCACTCTCATATTTACTACTGAAGAATATACCATCCTTTACCGACTCAATCGCATCATATGAGACGTAGTCCTCATATGATCGAGGGAGGCCCATTATTACAATATCAATCTCCCCTTTTTTAGCGATCATCTCAAGGACCCCGTATTTGATATCTGTGGCTTTTCCTTGAACATACAATGCGTTGTGATTCATGCATATATGTTTAGCTAGGGTCGTCTTGCCTTGGCATCCCGTAGCGTCCCAATACCAGTATATCTTACGTTCGTCCGGTTCAGTCTTGATCAGCTCTAAAATCGTTTTTTGGAATGGAAAGAGTTCTTTACCATCCAATGGATCCCGTAGCTTTTTTGGTATATGCGGGACTTCCATGTTGGTTACGTATTTTCCATCCTTCATACAGTATTTTAAATTCTGTGTTTTATTCCCCTTAGCGACCTCTATGTGAGCTCTCGGGAATAGCTTCTTCAGAGCAGTAAAGCGGATTGCATTTTTGGCCTCCACATATATTTGCAGATGTGGTGTGTCATTTGTGCCAACTTCCTCCGCCACAATATGAGACCAATTTTTCATCGTAAAAATCTTCAACATATCACTATGTTCAGTCTCAGTGTAGTTGTTTAATGTTAAACACCATTTTCTGCTTTTGCAAACTGGTTTAGTATTACCCAGTTTGCTTTGTGTCATTTGTGTCATTTGTGCCGCGGCATATATGACATGGATGTAAACAAATTCCAAAAAAAATTAATTAATTAAATGGGCTTGCCGCCGAGTACGACAGTACTCGGGCGGGGCGTAGCGCAGCGTAGCCCCCTCGAAACATATTTTCAAAAATAAATAATACAATTATTAAAAAAAATTAATTAATATATATTGGGCTTGCCGCCGAGTACGACAGTACTCGGGCGGGGCGCAGCGCAGCGTAGCCCCCTATAAACAAATTCTCAAATTAAATAATTAATTAATTAATTAAAAAAAAAGTTTCTATTCCCACTATATAGATAGATATGGTCTCCGCTCTCGCCGTTGCTGCAGCAGCTGCTGCGTTCGATATGAGGCGCCATTATAAAAATCGTTCTATCAAGAAACGTATGAAATTTACCAAAAAGCGTAGCATGCCCCGTAGGGTCAAGGGTTTGGCCAGACAGGTCAAGGAGCTTAAGCGATTATCAGAGGCTGATATGGGTACTCATATTCACCGTGTACGCAGTACGATGACCGTAGAGGCTGCGCCTAATTTTCAACATTCAGACTATATAGTAGCTTCTGACGTAGGTCGTCTAGAAGATGTTTTGTCTCGTTTGCAATACTATGACCCAGCTGATCCTACTAATCTTATTGGCGCTAGCGGCAATGTAGGCAGCTATCATAAAGAGTTTTACTTTTCACGTGTACACTCTAAATTAACAGTTCGTAATAATTACCAGGTCCCTATAATGGTCC